CTTGTAAGCGATCAAGCATTAAGAACATATACACAACAAGACGAACAAAGAGCAAGAGCAATATTAATGGAAACTGATTTAGCAAATGGAGATCACAACTTACTTAGAGGAGATCCTTCTCTTACCAGTATCTTTGATACTTACAATCCTTCTAGTGCATTGATTAGATAACTATGGCTGTCATATCAAGAGCTATACCTACGTTATTGAGAGGTATATCACAATCTTCTGATGCTTTAAAACAACCAGATCATGCTGATATACAAGACAATGCTGATAGTAACCCTGTTCTTGGTCTTACAAAACGATCTGGCTTTCAATATGTAACAGCTTTATCTTCTTCTACTCTTGGTAATGTTCACATACAAACTATAAATAGAGATTTAAACGAAAGATATGTAGCAGTATTTAGCAATGGCAATGTAAGAGTCTTTGAATTAGATGGTACTGAACTGACAGTAAACAAACCTGATGGTACTGCCTACCTAAATACTTCTACACCTAGAAGTGTAATGAAGACAGTTACTATTGCTGACTTCACTTTTGTTGTTAATACCAGCATCACAGCAGCTATGGACTCTACACTTAGCGGTGGTACTGGTACGAAAGCGATTATATTTATTAACCAAGCAACAGCAGATACAACTTATTCTGTGACAATAGATGGAGTGACAGTTACAGATAACACCCATAACGACTCTACTCTAAGTACAGATACAATAGCTGCTGATTTAAAAACAGGTCTTGATTCTGGCCTTACTGGTTTTACTATCACCAGAAATGGTCCAGTTCTATATGTAAGAAAGAATGATAATTCTAATTTTTCTATAGATGGTAGTGATACACAAGGCGATACTAAGATGACAATAATCAAAGATTCAGTACAAAGATTTACTGACCTACCTACTGTTTCTCCTAATGGTTATGTCGTAGAAATAAAAGGAGATGACGATACAAACTTTGATAACTACTACGTTAAGTTTGTTACTAACAATGGTGGTGCATTTGAAGAAGGGCAATGGGAAGAAACTGTAGAAGCTGGTATTCCTTTTAAATTTGATTATGGAACAATGCCACACGTTCTTATACGTCAGGCAGATGGTAATTTTAGATTTGCAAGGGTAGATGGAGATACATATACAGCGTCAGGTGTATCGTTTACTTTACCTAAATGGGGAGAAAGAACTGTTGGTGATGTTATATCTGCACCTGATCCTTCGTTTATTGGTAATAAAATTAATAATGTATTCTTTTTTAGAAACAGACTTGGATTTCTTGCAGGGGATAATGTAATTCTTTCAAGGGTATCAGAGTTTTTTAACTTCTTTCCTGAGACAGTTGTATCTGTTTTAGATAATGAACCGATAGATGTAGCTGCTTCTCATACAAAAGTTGCGATCTTAAAAAGTGCAGTAACTATGGGAGAAAAACTTATCTTATTTTCTGAACAGACGCAGTTTGTATTGACAAGTTCAGCAGATAACCTTACTCCTAAAACAGCTAACGTAATAGTCGTAACTGAATTTGAAAGCAGTGCAGCAGCACAGCCTGTAGGTTCTGGTTCTTCTATTTATTTCTTAACTCAAAAAGGTTCTTTTGCAGGTATAAGAGAATATATTTTGCAAGGAGAATCTCAGATAAGAGATGCAGCAAACATCACAATCCATGTACCAAGACTTATACCAACTAATGTTTTTAAAATGGCGGTATCTACTAACCAAGATATTCTTGTAGTCTTGGGTTCAGACAATGCCAATAAATTATATGTGTATAGATGGTTGTATGGAGGAGATGGACAGAAAGCTTTGAGTTCTTGGTTTACTTACAGCATCAATACAAACAGGTCTATTTTAAATGTAGATTTTATTGGTACAGATTTATTTGCTGTTATAGAAGAAGCTAATAAAGTAACGTTAGAAAAAATCCCATTTGAAACTGAGTTTAAAGAAGCTAATGCTAGTTTTGAATATCATCTTGACCATAAAGTAACTGAAGCAACTACAGGAGTATCAGTATCTTATAGCTCTGGTACTGGTCTATCTACCTTTACAGTTCCATATAGACTCAGAGCAAACATGAATATTGTTGGTAGATATTTAGGTAGTGGAGAAACAAGTACATTTGTAGATGCTCAAGGTAATACAAAAACTCTTACATCAGGACAAGTACTTTCGACTACAAATCTTACAAATGGTTCTACTTCTACCATTACAGCTACAGGAGATTTTAGAAATAGTAAATTTATTATTGGAGAACCTTTTGAAATGCACTATAGGTTTAGTAAACAAAGACTAACAGAACAAGGTGCAGGTTCACCTGAGTATATAGGTGGTAGATTACAAATACATCATTTCTATATTAAATACGAAGATGCTGGATTTTTTAAAGTAGAAGTAACACCTGAGAATAGAGATACTTCGGTTCATAAATTTACTGGTCGTTTGCTTGGTGCTGCGTCTGCTGCCATTGGTCAGATAAACCTAGATACAGGCACATTTAAAGTACCGATAATGAGCAAGTCAGATAGGGTAGATATAGATATAAAGAACGATACATTCCTTCCTACACGTTTAGCTAGTGCAGAGTATGAAGGTATATTTCATATAAGGAGTAGAAGAATATAGTGGGATATTTAAGAAAGTCAAACCTCAAAGATTTTAAATATGTAGTAGAAAACATGAGAGTCATGGACAAGATTGAAGCTTTGTATCAGACAGGCTTGAGTCCAGAAGATGCTCTTAGTTATACATTCTTGGGTAGTAAGACTAATATGACTATTGCTGATGATGATGGACAGCCTATAGGTCTATGTGGTGTACAAAAAGATGGTTGTATATGGTGCGTTGCTACAGATGAATTGTTTAATAATAAAAAATACAGAATACAATTAATACGACAAGGTAGAAAATGGGTTGATAATCTACTTGAGTCTTATAAAATACTTTATAATTATGTATATGCAGAAAACACTTCTGCTATAAAATGGTTAAAAGCTCTTGGGTTTACATTTGTAAAGCTACATGAGAGTTATGGTTATCAAAAAAAACCTTTCTACGAATTTCTGAGGATTGCCTAGATGTGTGTTGGTGCTGCTTTATTTGGATCAGCCAAACTTGCAGGTGGGCTGTCTGCTGCAACTGCATTTAATATAGGTTTAGGACTTACTGCATTTAACGCTTTTGCAGGTAGGGCTGCTGCACAGCAAAGGGCAGATCAAACATATAACCAAGCATTACTAGCTAATCAATCAGCAGAAAGAGATAAAAGATTACAACAACAAGCGTTAGCAGAACAAAAACAAGCCAAAGAAAAAGCAGAAGCACAAAATATATTTGCTAAAAATATTGAAACTTTACAAGCTAGTAGAGCTATAATTGCATCAGAACAGGCAGGTACAACTTTAGGATTATTATTAATGGACACAGAAAGACAAGGTGCTAATTATAGAGAATCGGTTGCTCAATCACTTGAATCATTCAGAAGACAATATGATAGAAATATACTTGCAACAGAAGCTACTTTTGAAAACAGAAGAAATCAATTACAAAGCAATATTAATGAAGCTTACAATGCTATTCCAAGTTTAGGTCAAACATTATTAAGTATTGGTGCAAGTGGTTTTAACACATATACTGGATTGACAGCAGGGTTAGGGTAATGACAAATAGCTTTCAATCAACAGCAGCGACAAATATTTACGACAGCCCTGTAAATACGTTTGTTAATCCTGTAACAGTTTTACCTAAAACTGGAATGATGGAGTTAGCTGATACTTTAAAAACAATTAACCCTGCATTACAAACATATTTACAAGGGCAAATAGAAAAAGAAAAACAAGCAGGTATTTTACAAGGCGAAATAAATGTCTTGATGGCTAGTCCTGAGAAATTAAAAGAATTTAGTAATGCTTTAAAAAGTTCAAATAAAAAAGAAGCTAGACAAATTTTAGGTAACAATATATTTGTAAGAGCAGGTATTGAAAAAAGACTTGCTATTAATAATGGACTAGCAATAGAAGGTAAATTAAATGAATTTTTAAATAATAAAACAATTACAGTTGAAGGCACTAATGGAACTACAAGACAAGTTCCTTTAAAAGAATTTAGTGTAAACTCAGAAGAATTTAAAGGAGCTATATCTGAGTTTTCTGAGACAAGAAAACAAGATGTAACTGGTATCAGACCTTCTTTCATAAACCAATATTTTATGCCAGAAGTAGCTAAATCAGTTTCAAAAGCATATATAAATCAAGAAAAAAATAATCGTGAATTTGTTACAGAGCAAACTAACACCACATTAAAAGATAATATTCTTGCAAATTTTTCAACTATAGATTTTAGTAATTTTGATGAAATTGATTTTTCAAATCCAGATTCATTTATTAATATTGCTATTGAAAATATGCAAACAGAAATTAATTATTTAGATGCTATTGGTGCTATAAATTCTGTTAGTCCTACTGCTATGAAAAACAATGTTATGGAGATTGCAGAAATTATTTTTAATACTGAATTGCGTAGAGGTAAAAGTGGAGTTATTGCAGTACAAAATTTTAGAACTGTTATTGAAAAATTAAAAGTTGGACCAGAACAAACATTAAAAGATGGTACAAAAATTCAATCAACTTTAGGAGATTTTTTAGGCGAAGATTGGAATAAAATGAAAGCTAGATTTGTTACAAATGAAAATGCTTACGATACTTTTAAAAAGAAAAAAATTGCAGAAGTTATAAGACCTAGAATTGAGAATCTACTTGATAAGTTTGAATTTCAAATTACAGGTGCAGATGAAACTACAAGATATAACACAGAAGGACTTGAAGCTTTGCAAGCTTTGTTTCCTGATACACCAAAAATATTTTTAGAAGTTTTAGAAGACGTAGATGTTAGTCGTGACCAGTTTTATGATGACTTTGCTACTGATATATTAAATCAAAATTTTACAAGTCCTTTAGAAGCTTTAAATCGACTAAGAGAATTTGAAGCTAGTCTTGGTACAACTGTCACAGAAGAAGATACTACAGAATTAAATGCTTTAAAAAGAATGATTACTACTCATTTAGGTAAAGATTCTTTAGCACTATATAGACCTAGAATTAATGAACTGATAAATCAATCAAAAGATATTCTTGGTGGTAATAATCTTGCTGATAGATGGAAGTCAAAATCAACAAGAGGAAAAAATATAGAATTAAAATATTATGATGCAACAAATAAATTTAATAAAGCAATAATAGAAATTGGAAAAAGAAATTTAGACCCAGAAACATTTGCTGCTGAAATAGAACAAG